TTGCATTGAAACTAGTTAAGTCAAGTGCCGAACCATTGCTGTCTGATATAGTTACAGTTGTACTAAAGTCAGCATGTTGGTTAATGAATATATTTGAAATTGTAGCCATCTGTACACATTCTCCTTCTTCCTTCTATTTATAAGGATTGTGTATTAGATGTGCAGAAGGAATCTCTAATTTTTATCTTACAAGAAATGGAAGTCTACTATTTCTAAATCCAGTAGCAGAACTATATGCTGGGCCCATTGTAACAGTTGATGAACCACCAGCACGAGCATCATACTGAGCAGCAAGAATCATACCAGTAGTTGATAGCCCGTTACCGACACCACCAGTATACGACCAAATTGTAGAACCTGATGAAGCTTTATGAGAGTGGTCATTATGAGTCCACATACTAACAAACATATGTTCATTAGCATTTGTAATACCAGAAACCATTTTTTGTACATTGTTACTTGCGTCTTTTAACCAAGTACCAGCTGGAGTTGAACCTAGAGTATAGTCATTATTATTATTGTAAGCACTATATGAGCCTGCGCCATTAGTACCATCATCATCACCAGTAACAGTAGTCCAAGGAGTTAAAATACTTAGTTGAGTTACAACTGCTCTCATTGCAGCTATATTTGTTCCACTAGCATTACTGCCCGTTCCATGTAAATACCAGTTTAATGTGTTATACCCAAGCCTGGTATCTGAGGTTCTCAGCACGTGTCCGTCACCTCTGAATTTACCAGAAATATCCGTTTGACTGCCGCCGCCATGTCCACTGCCATTAACATTTGTCACCGTATCCACATAGGTTGATGGTGTATTTGTTGAATAAATGTTATATGGCGTCTTACTACTAAACGCAGAAAAATTGCCACCCATACTAACAGTTCTTGTTTGAGTACCAACAATAGTTTTAAAAGTACCTTCACCTTCATTAGATGTTTGTCCAAATACAGAATCATTTAAAACATTTATACCACCAGTTCCAAAAACAGGACTTGTCACATACCAAGTAACATTATTAGAATCTGTATAGGTATCCATTTGAAATGGAGTCACAGCACCATTGAATGAAACATATCTTGTGTTATAACCTGTATCTCCATGACTAAGAGCATCGAGTGCAGTTAGAGAACTAACAGCTTGTGCAGAGGTAGAACCATCCTGCCATTTTCTTAAAATACTAAATGCACGAGGAGTTGTGTTTCCTGTTCCATCGTTTGCAGTTACAGTAAAGTTATGAGTAACACCAGATGAAGAATAACCAGAATTACCAACATTTGGTGTTCCAGTAATTTGTCCGTTAGAAGAACCTAAAGAAGTTCCAGATGGTAATGAACCAGATGTTACAGAGTATGTTACAGAACCACCTTCTGGGTCTGTTGCAGCAACAGTAAGAGTAGACATTGCTATATCTTCAATAACTGTTCCTAAAGAACCAGCTGCAGTTGACCAATTTGGTGCATCATCTAAAGTAAGTGCATCGTCAAGTGTTCCTGCCAATCCTGTAGAGTTTGTTACTTTAATATCGTAGGGCCCAGTGTCAGTAGTAATAGCATCACTTCCAGAATATACTATTGTAATCTGTGATGAAGTATTTCTTGTTGATGTTGTGGGGGTTATGTTTCCACCAGAACCAACGAGAAGTGCAGTTGCACCAGAATCGAAGTTCTGACCAGTAATTACAATTGTTTGAGTAGAATCAGACTCTTCAATATTATTTGGGGAAATAGATGAAACTGTTGGAGATGAAGCAATACCTTGCCATCCGTCTGTCGTATATTGTTCTAGAATTCCAATATTTGAGTTGTGCCGTAAATCACCAACTTGTGCATTTGCTCTCTGAGCAGTTGTGCCAACAGGCATTCTTGCAGCCTCAGTACCAGTAATCTCAGTATTTACAAAGAGATTATTAGTCTTTGCAATTGTGATTGCACCGTCATTAATTGCATTACTTTTAATTTTTGAAATTGGCATCTTTGTCTGTCCTGTTTCTTTTTATTTATATACTATTCTACTTCATCCCAAGATTGGTCTGATTCACTCCAAACATAAACCTTTCCATCCTCTGGGTAAGCTGAAGGTGATGTAAAAGTTCCTGTTCCAACATTATAAGTATCATTTAACTTTGCAGTATCACTATTAATCCAATTATCACAATCTGATCTATTTTTAAAATCAGATTCATCTCCTAACATAGCATTTTCTACTTTTAAACTTAAAGTGTTTATTCTTACAAACCTTGCCATTATATTATCTCCTAAAATGTAATTGTACCATTACCAGTAAAGGTATATACATGATATCCTGTTCTAGATGACGTAGAATGTGTTACTGAACCACTTGTTGACGCAGCAGTAAATGTGATTGGATAAGCTATTATTACTACTCCAGAACCACCAGCAGCACCATCTTTTTGTTCTCCACCACCGCCGCCGCCACCGCCAGTATTTGCAGTTCCAGCTACAGCGTTATTTACATTTTTATATTGTCCAGCACCACCGCCACCATTACCGCCAGCACCAGAAACTCCTTGCCCACCAGTTGCTTGGTTATGTGAACCACCGCCACCGCCACCGCCATAATAAACAGATGAACCAGTTATTGATGAAGCTATTCCGACACCGCCTACACCACCTTCTCTAGCGCTTGGGCCAGAACCAGAACCACCAGCTCCGCCTGCGCCACCGCCACCAGCAGCACCTATACCATTCTGACTACCACCAGAGTTTCCTTGACCAGATGTTCCAGAACCACCAGATGTATTTGTTTGTGCGCCACCGCCACCAGAACCACCATTTCCGCCATTATTATTTGAGTAAGAACCACCGTAACCACCACCAATTGATGTAATAGTGCTAAATACAGAGTTAGAACCAGCATTTCCGTTACCACTAGACTGACCAGCACCACCGCTACCTACTGTAATTGAATAAGATTGACCTGTTGTAATACCGAAACCTGTAGCAGTCCTAACACCACCAGCGCCACCGCCACCAGCATTACCACCGCCAGATTGACCACCACCACCGCCGCCACCAGCGACTACTAGATATTGAACTTCAGAAAGAGTTTCTAATCCAACACCTCTCCAAATATTTGAATCAGTTGTTGCATCTGTACATACCCACATTTCGCCCGAAGTGTTATTTGCCCATACATGACCTACACCACTAGAAGGATTAGTATTAGCTGCTGGGTTAGAGCCTGTAATTGTTGTATCAGTTAATCCACTAATCGTTCCACTTGGAACTTGGTTAGAAATAAGAGCACCACTCAGTGATCTAGTATTTGTTTTAATTAGTGCCATTTAAATTTTCCTAATCTTCTTCTTTAATTGAGGAATCACTAGCTGCAAATGCAGCCTTTACTTTATCAGTATGAAACTGTGCAACCATTGCTTTTACGTCTGCACTTTCATTAGATGAATCTGAGTCTGGTGCAATAGTATGTCTGTGGAAATTTCTTGAAATTTCTACACCATCTTCTTCAATAATAGTAGCAGTTCTCACTTGAATGTATTTGAACTCGCCAACTACTTCAATTTTATCTTGTTCTGTACGTTTTGTAATCGCCATTGTTTTTTCTCCTTTGTCCGCCCCTAGAATCCACTAGAGGTATAAAGTTATTTATTATGCAATACTGTATACCAAAGTTACTCTACAGTTTCTTTGTTGTCCAAATTCACCTCTGGTAATTGCTGTTCCATTATCTTTGTCTACTTGACTGTAACTGTTTCCCGATATTTCAGCATAAACATCTTGATTTAAACCTTCAATAATTACACTATTTGACACTGCGTTTCCTGTTCTACAAGCAAATGGTAATCCACTGACAGAAGTTGCTTGAGAAACATCTCCTGGCCCTGTATTTGTTTGTGCTGAAAGATTAACAAAAACTAATTTTCCAATCTTAACATACGAAGCATCAGTAATTGAATTAAAACCAATGTTAGTTGAGGGAGTCCATGTGCCTTCTTCATAATCGTCAAGAGTATTTGCAGCGCCAGTGCCACCTAAACTAATACCAAAAGCAGAGTAAATTTGTCCGTCTTTTTTTATGTATGATGTTTCAGTATTACTAGAATTGACACCTTTTAACCAAGGGTCGTTACTAGTTTGACTAGAAATAAATCTTCCACCAGTTACTATTGATGTATTACCAGTGGTTATATTACCAGTGGTTAGATTACCAGAAATTGCAATGTTAGTATCTAGTTTAGCAGATGTAACTGCACCACTGGCAATCTTTCCAGAAGTAACCGTTCCGTCACTTGGTGTACCAATATTAAGAACATCACCCATCGCCATGATGAAGTCGATGTTATCAGAACTTGTTAGAGCAGAAGCAAATGTGATTGTAGAACCACTAACTGTGAATGAATCTTGTGGAGCCTGCATAACACCATTCAGCGAAACCAAAAGATGATTCGCAGAAGCAGGCGAATAAGCAGAACCACCTAATTGTAAATTATAGGTTGCAGTTGCTGAAGTTGTAATTGAATCCAGCTTAGAATACGCACCTGTTAATGGTTGTTGTCCTATGAATGGCATATTATATTTTCCTAATCTCGTTCATACTATTTATCCCGATGGTTTTGTCGGCCATGTAACATCATCAAGTGATGTTGCACTATCTGTAATGTCTCTAAGTGCTTGTCTGTATGTTTTCCATGCAGTAGGAATGTTTGTTCCTAGTTCTTTATGCATAGTGACAACCCAATCTGTTTCTGTAAGTTTCTGGTTGCGAACTGCACGAAGTTCATCTAAATCAACCTCTGCAATTTTAGAATTAAGATTACTTTGATTGATAACAATTTCTTTACCATCAGTATCATAATGTTTATCACCTAATGAACTTCCATACTTTGAATATAGTTTTTTGATTGCCAGAGTTTTTTTATCTATACTGTCCATTATGCTTCAATCTCCATCAATGTAATTTGTGACTGACTGCTACCACCCTTTTGTGCGTAAATATCACAAGTTCCACCACTTACCATAAATTGTGTTTTATATGTTGTAGCATTAGTGGTGTTCGGGCTATCCAAATAATTTATTGAATATATAAAATTATCAGCAGTAAATGAACCGATATAGATATCCCACTGTTGTTTTGAAGTTGCCAAGTCTGTTGAACCACGCAAAAGTTTCATATAACTATCTCTTGCTGCAGAAGTAGATATAGTAAATGTTATAGGTTGAGTTACCATTATTAATACTTTATTGGAAGAAGAACTTAGTGTTATTGCTGCAGAAAGTCCTGTGTCTGCCCATGGGCCACCTGTTGATGCGTTTGATGATGTGGTTGCTTGAACAACTTGTAATACCTTGCCGACACCAGCACCTGTGACTGTTCCAGTAAAATCATAATTATCTGCGAGATTTAATGATTCTGATTGTATTTTACTTAATGCCATGTGTTATACTCCTATTAACCTAACTACTTGTAGGTAGGATAAGTCTTGCATTTCATTTGTACCACCAAACATTGTTCTTGTACCACCTTCATTATGATAACACCATAACTCAATGTAATCTCCTGCTACCAAAGACATAGCATAAAATCCTTGACTTGGAACTTGTAAGTCATTGCCTGGACTATGAAACTCATTACCAGAAGCTTCTACTCTAGTTCCGTTTTTATATAAGTGTGCTCTAATGTATTCATTATCGTCTATACCACTCATCTTAACTCTAAAGTGAAATTGATACTTTCCATTTTTTCCAGCTGGAACTGTAAATCTACTATTACTTAAATCAAAAGCAGTATCAGTGTCCCATATCTTTGTACCCATCGTCACTTTTGTCCAAGTAGTGTTTGATATGTTTGTTCCAGAAGTTGCTAAAACTTTGAATGATGGTGTATTGTCACCAAGGTTTGTTAATGCTGAACCATCAACTGCTGGTAAAGCACCAGTAAGTTTTGATGCAGCCATAGTAGCAATCTTTGCATCTGTCACCGCACCACTGGCAATCTTTGCACCACTGATAGTTCCATCTGCTGGAACGACTGAGTTCTCTTCTACACCTTTGAATACGACATAGAAGTTAATTCCGTTTGCTGGTGCAGCAGACATTGTAAGAGTTGTTCCATTAACGGTATAAGCATCAGTAGGTTCTTGGCGAACATTACCTACGAATACTTCAATATCGTTTGCAGAAGCAACTGCACTACTTAATGTGAATGCTGTTGTACTACCGTTTGCTGTGAAATCTTGTTTAGTTCTTGAAGAGAAACTAGCATTTGGTGTACTTCCAAGATATGGCATAGTTTACTCCCTTATGCTTTTTCCATAAAACCAAGAACAACGTCTATTGCTGAACCAGTTCCCGCTTTGACTTTGAGAA